TGCTGCTAAGACATTCATATATGCTCTCATATATGGTGCAGGTCCTGCTAAGATTGGCACTATCGTAGGTGGTGGTGCTAAAGAAGGTAAGATTATCATGGACAAGTTTATGTCTAACCTACCTGCTCTTAAATCTTTGCGTGATAAGATTGATAGGGCTGCAGGTACAGGATATATTCGCGGTCTCGATGGTAGATTACTAAAGGTTAGACAGCAACACGCTGCAGCTAACTTATTGCTTCAAGGAGCAGGCGCAATCATATGTAAAGAATGGCTGCGCCAAATAACATTGGCTGCGCGACAGGATTACAATTACAATCTTGTCGCCAGCATACACGATGAGTATCAGTTTGAGGTTCAAGCTGACCAAGCAGAAGAGTTTGGTAAGCTAACTCAGGCAGCTATGAAACGTGTAGAGAAAGAACTAAATGTTCAGTGTCCACTTGACAGTGAATATAAGATAGGTAACAACTGGTCTGAAACACACTAGAAAGGAGACAACATGAATAACCTAGAACCATCAAAAGAAAATCGTAAGAAGTTTGATTTAGATTTAGAGTATGGTAAAGTGCGTGAGCAAGCCATAGCAGATATGCTTCAGGACAAAAAGATTGAAGTTAAATCTGAGCGTGATGTCTGGCAGCACACTGGTAACATAGCGATTGAATACGAATCCTATGGCAAACCTAGTGGCATTGCTGCAACGGAAGCAGACTACTGGTTCCATAACCTATGTATAGGTGACGACATCTTTGCTACTCTTGTCTTTGACACAGACAGTCTACGCCGAATCATTGACAACCTAGATTACAAAAGGTCTGTCTCTGGTGGTGACCATAATGCATCTAAGATGTACCTTCTAAACTTACAGAAACTTTTTTCATCTGATGTGATTAAAGCATACAAAAAAGTTGTTGACACTGCTGCTTAGTGGTGTCATAATACACACATATTAACAAAAGCGGCTAAGACCGCACAGAAAGAAAGGAGCATTACTATGCCAGTACTATCAGGAAAATCTTATTGGGCAGCAATCGCCAACCCTAACACAACCTTCGAGCCAGTATGGTCAATTGACCTTGCTGTTAGTGGTGATATGCTTGCCAAAGCACAGAACCTTGGACTTAACATTAAGAATAAAGGTGATGAGCGTGGTGACTTTGTATCATTCAAACGTAAAGTAAAAGGTAAGAATGGTGACAACACACCACCTGCACTGAAAGATGCACAGAAGAGAGACATGGGCAAGACCCTTGTTGGCAACGGCTCAGATGTCAATGTCCTGTTCAAAACATACGAGTGGGAATACGCAGGTAAGTCAGGTATAGGTGCTGACCTACAAGCGGTACAAGTTATTAATCTTGTTCCTTATGGAATGGATGAAGACTTTGATGTTGTACCTAGTGGGTATAGCGCAACTGAAGATTCTTTTGACGATGATATCCCCTTCGGAACTTCGGTAGCTTCATAAGGTAAACATCAACAAGGGTGCAGCAGTATCAGATATATGGCTGTGGGCTGACTAGCGTAGGGTTGGGTACGTCAGCATTAACTTCAATAAAGAAAGGGGTATGTTATGTCATTACTAGACGATATGGTAGACCATCCACCTCATTACAATCAAGCAGGTATAGAATGCATTGATGCAATAGAGGCAGCACTTGGTGCTGAGAACTTTGAGTTTTACTTACAAGGAAATGTAATGAAATATCTTTGGCGTTATCGTTATAAGAATGGCGTAGAAGATTTACAGAAAGCTAAGTGGTACTTAGAAAAACTAATTGACAGTACATACTGTCCATAGAAAGGAGTAACATAATGGCTAAAATAGAAACACTAATTACTGATATCTATAAGATGTTAGAGGATGGTGTAGACACTGGCACTATGAAGAACCGTGACAGTATGGAAAAGTTTTCCAAGAGTATTTGGTATTCTTTGTCTAGACAATTAAAGGAAGGCACACAACAGCGTGAAGAAGGTGGTGGTCTTCGTATGTCTCAGATTGGTAAACCTGATAGACAACTGTGGTACTCCTATCGTGGAGAAACAGAGCCGCGTCCAATTGATGGACAGACTAAACTAAAGTTTATGTTTGGAGATATCCTAGAGGCTCTTCTCGTATTGCTTACTGAGTTGTCTGGTCACAAGGTGACAGGTGAACAAGGTGAAGTAGAAATTAAAGGTGTCAAAGGACATCAGGATTGTATTATTGATGGTGTACTTACTGATATTAAATCAGCCTCACCTTATGCCTTCAAAAAATTTAAAGAAGGTACATTACATACTGATGACCCATTCGGATACATTGCACAAATCTCTGGCTATGCAGAAGCAAACAACAAAGACAGCGCAGCGTTCTTTGCTGTGGATAAATCATCAGGTGAACTAGCCTTGATGGAAGTTGAGTCTGTCCATATGATTAATGCTTCTTCTAGGATTGAAAAGGTAAAGTCTTTCTTAAAGTCTGATATCCCACCGCAACGATGCTACCCTGATGAGCCTGATGGCAAGTCTGGTAACAGAAAGCTTGCAGTAGGATGTATCTTCTGCCCATTCAATGAGGAATGTTGGAAGGATGCTAATGGAGGTATGGGATTACGTAAGTTCCAATACTCTAATGGTGTACGATACCTTACACAGGTATCTAAAATTCCAGATGTCCCAGAGATTAGTAATGCCGCGTAGACCTACAAAAAAAAGAATACAAAAGCAGCATCTATATCGTTCTAACTCAGAACTGAATACTGCTTTTGTATTAACTAAGCATAACATTGAGTTTAAATATGAATCCGAAAAGATACCATTTGAGTGGAGAGAAGATAAGAATTATATTCCTGACTTCATTCTACCGAATGGTATTATCCTTGAGGTAAAAGGAAGATTCATGTTGGAAGACAGAAAGAAACATTTGTTTATTAGAGACCAACATCCTGATATAGATATCAGGTTTGTCTTTGATAATCCTTATCGCAAGTTATATAAGGGTGGTAAAATGACTTATGCAGATTGGTGTGATAAATATAAATTTATGTATTGTAAAGGTGGTGAAGGTATACCACTAGGATGGTTTAAGAAGAATGCAAAAAGACGACATAGTTCTACTTGATATAGAACTAAATGAGCCTAAGACAGCGGAGAGGGCTTTGTTTATGACAGTAATATTACAAGCATTACTGGACGCAACAAAGCCTTCTTATGATGGAGAACCAGACACTGCTATACTTGAAAGAGATAGGGCAGTGGCTTGGTTCTTTGCGTCTGTAGGTGTTACTTCGGAAGACTTTAATACTGTCTGTGATTATGCAGGAATAGACCCAGCATATATGAGAGACTTTGCATTCAAGGTATTAAAGTCAGGCGAGGTTGACTATGTTAGGAAAAGAATTAATGCAGTATTAGGACACTGATGTATTGTACTTTCACCCTGATTGTGATACACTGGTTCTCTTACGCTTGAAAATTGAAAGGGGATTTTTATGAACAATCATTTACCTACTGACTACCAGAATTTTATTGCTCTTTCTCGTTACGCACGATGGAAAGAGGACGAACAACGGCGGGAGACATGGGATGAAACTGTATCCAGATACTTTAATTATATGGCTAAACATCTGTCTGATAAGCATGGGTATCAGCTTTCTGATACACTAAGGACAGAACTAGAAGAGGCCGTTCTTAATCAGTCAATCATGCCAAGCATGAGAGCCTTGATGACCTCTGGCCCTGCGCTTGACCGCTGCCATGTAGGTGGATACAACTGTTCATATGTACCAGTGGATAACCCACGTGCCTTTGACGAGACAATGTATATCCTTATGTGTGGCACAGGTGTAGGCTTTAGCGTTGAGCGACACCACATTGAGAAGCTGCCACAGGTTAATGAAGATTTTCATCAGACAGATACAGTAATTAAGGTGGGTGATTCACGTCCGGGATGGGCGAAGTCATTGAAAGAACTTATCTTCATGCTGTACTCAGGTCAGATTCCAGAGTTCGATGTCAGCGAAGTGCGTCCTGCAGGTGCGAGGCTGAAGACTTTTGGTGGACGTGCATCAGGTCCACAGCCTCTTATTGAATTGTTTGACTTCTGTATTGAGAAGTTTAAGGGTGCAGCAGGACGTAGACTATACCCTATTGAATGTCACGATATCATGTGTAAGATTGGTGAGGTTGTAGTGGTGGGTGGTGTACGCCGTTCAGCCCTCATCTCTTTGTCTAACCTTAACGATGACCAGATGGCTCACGCTAAGTCAGGTAAGTGGTGGGAGAATGAAGGGCAACGTGCGCTGGCTAATAACTCTGTGGCCTATAAGCAGAAGCCTGAGATGGGTACGTTCATGCGTGAGTGGATGTCTCTGTATGACAGCAAGTCAGGTGAGCGTGGTATCTTTAATCGCCAGTCTGCCAAAAAGCAAGCAGCTAAGAATGGGCGGCGTGATGCTGAACAGGACTTTGGTTGCAATCCTTGCAGTGAGATTATCCTACGCCCTTACCAGTTCTGTAACTTGTCAGAGGTGGTAGTGCGTGAGTCTGATACACTTGAGACATTAAAGAATAAGGTGCGCCTTGCTACCATTCTTGGAACCTTTCAAGCCACCCTTACTAATTTCAAATACATTCGTAAGATTTGGCAGAAGAATACAGAGGAAGAGCGTTTGCTTGGTGTGTCCTTGACAGGCATCATGGACAATACATTGACAGCTACCAATGGTGGTAAGCTAGAGACTGCCCTTGAAATCCTACGTGCAGAAGCAGTAATGATTAATGCAGATATGGCAAAGCAGTTAGGCATCCCACAGTCTACAGCGGTTACCTGTGTAAAACCTAGTGGTACTGTATCTCAGCTTACTGATGCAGCTAGTGGTATTCATGCACGTCACAATCCATACTATATTCGTACAGTGCGTGGTGATAACAAAGACCCACTGACACAGTTCTTAATCTCACAGGGTATCCCTGCAGAGCCTGACGTAATGAAACCTGATAGCACTACTGTGTTTAGTTTCCCGATGAAGTCACCCAAGAATGCTGTGACACGTACAACTATGACCGCTATTGAGCAGCTAGAGTTGTGGCTTACATACCAGCGTCATTGGTGTGAACACAAACCCTCTGTTACCATCTCAGTCAAAGAGAATGAGTGGATGGCAGTTGGTGCTTGGGTATACGAACACTTTGATGAGGTCAGTGGTATCAGCTTCCTACCATTCAGTGAGCATACATATCAGCAAGCACCTTATCAGGACATTGATGAGGCTCAGTATAAAGAATGGGTTCAGAAAATGCCTAAGAGTGTGGACTGGTCTAAGCTGCAAGAGTTTGAAAAGGAAGACACAACATCAGGTGGACGTGAGTTAGCCTGTACAGCGGGTGTCTGTGAAATAGTTGACATCGCAGCAGCCTAATCCAAAGTTAGTGTGGAAGCGGGGTGATGGTTGGGTTCAATACAATCCACCCCGCAGCCATCCAAGTTATGAGGAGTGGCAGAAACTAAAGGAAAAGGAGAAAGAAAAAGATGGATAATACTATACTACTATTAACAGCTATATGGGCTATGCAAACTTTACTGTACTTTGATATGCGTTCTTTGCGTAAAAAGATTGAAAGCTATGAACAATAATGCTTGACTTATAATAAAAAATAAATTACAATACAGAATACCTTAGCTATAAAAGGAGTTTGTATCATGCTTAATAAGAAAAATCCTGTTATTTATATAGGATATGATAGCCGTGAGAACTTAGCATATGAAGTTCTGCGAGAGTCTATTCTTAAATATACAAATAAGTATGACATCATTCCCCTTGTTCAGACATCCCTAAGAAGAGCAGGATTATATCGCCGTACAGTGCGCCTTGACCTTGATGGAGGACAGAAGATATCTCGTGTCGATGAGTTTGATTGTCGTCCTTTTAGTACAGACTTTACATTTACTCGCTTCTTAGTTCCTGCGCTTAACCAGTATAGCGGATGGGCTTTGTTTATGGATGCCGATATGTTCTTGCGTACAAACATTGAAGAGTTCTTTGAGGAGTATACAAAGAATACACAGTATGCTGTTCAGTGTGTACATCATAACTATAATCCAACCTCTACTATTAAGATGGATGGACAAGCACAGCAGAATTATAACAGGAAGAATTGGTCAAGCTTTGTGTTGTGGAATTGTTCACATAAATCAAACCTTAATCTTACAGTTGATGATGTTAACTTAAAGACAGGCGGGTGGCTGCATGGTTTTCAATGGCTAGATGACGATGAGATTGGTTCTATTAACGAAGAATGGAACTGGCTTGATGGCTGGTCTTCTGATATTATAGAACCTAAGAATGTACACTTTACTACAGGTGGTCCCTGGTTTGAACCAGAGTGGGAACCAAAGCGTACATCTGATGCGGAGTATGCTGCAGAATGGAAACAATTAAAAAATGATATTATATTTAAGGAAGCATTAGGAGAGGTAGGTTAATGTATACATTTGTAACATCTTTTAGTAAGGAAGGATATGAAAGCTATGCTAAACATATGCTTGAAAGCATTAAAGAAAAGTGGAATCCTAGTCAGTTTAAACTCATTGCGTACTACCATGATTTCGATATTGGAGATGTACCTCATCCTGTTTGTGATACTATTAGCTACCGTAATCTAAATGATATAGAAGAAATGCTTGAATACCGTGAGCGTATGAAACAATATGATGGTACGCATGGTGGAAAGATAGAATACAACTGGCGACTAGACGCAATCAAATGGTGTCATAAAGTTTATGCAATGACTGACCTTGCTTTTGAAATGATAGAGCAAGAAGAAAAGTTTATAACAGCAGGTGTAGAGCCGCCTGAAAATAATTGGCTTATTTGGATTGATGCAGATACAGTAGCTACTAAAAGACTTGATATTACTCAAGTTAAAAAATGGTTACCTAACAAATCAGACCTTGTTCATTTAGGAAGAATAGATGTTGACTACAGCGAAACAAGTTTCATGGGCTTTAATTTGGACTGTCATAATACTTGTAGTCTCCTTGCTGACCTTAGAGGTGCTTACACTATTGGTGAGGTAATTGCTTATCGTGAATGGCACGATGGTTTTATCTTTGAAAGATTACTTAATATTTATAAAGCACATGGAATGGTAGTACATAATCTGTCGCCTAATGTCAAAGGGTTGTCGGCTTTTGAACAGTCTCCCTTGTCTGAATACTTTACTCATTTCAAAGGCAACCTAAAGAAAAATCTTAGCAATACAAAAGTAGCACCGGATGTAAACGCTGGTCGTTATAAGCAGCTTATTAAGATTGTAAACTTCTATCAACCAAAGACCATTGTAGAAACAGGTACTTGGAATGGAGGTCGTGCTATTCAAATGGCGGTGGCTGCGTTACAGACACATGACCATGTACATTATATTGGCTTTGATTTATTTGAAGAAGCTACGGCTGAACTAGATAAGTATGAAATGAATAGTAAGCCACATAACACAGTTGAAGCTGTGTCTGCTAGGCTAGAAGAGTTTGCTGCTAAGATTAAAGAGCAAAGCAATAAAACATTTACTTTTGAATTACATAAGGGAGACAGTAAGGTAACTGTGCCTGCTTGTAAAGCAATTAAAGATGCTGACTTTGCTTACATTGATGGTGGTCATTCATATGAAACTGTTAAGCAAGATTATGAAAACCTAAAGCATATTCCTATTCTTGTATTCGATGATTACTTTACTAAAGATAAAGCAGGAAAGCTACCTCACAAAGATAATCTTGGTGTTAATAAACTAATGAAAGAGTTAACTGCATATGGTAAAGTTGTCTTGCCTTCTAGTGACCCTGTATTAGGTGGTGGTATTACTCATCTTACTTTTGTAGCAAATAAAAAAGGTATTAAGGCTTTACCAGAAGAACTTACTAGAGTACCTATTGTTGTTACGCCTAAAGATTCAAGACCAAAACAAGAGATTATTGATAATGTTTTAGCTAACAAAAAACTTATCAAAGATTTTGATTGGATTAAGACAAGTAAAATTAATAATGAAACTGCCTTTATTGTGTCGGGAGGTTCTAGCACTGACTTCAAACTATTAAAGAAGCGTATCAAGGAAACAAAAGGAAAAGTATTTTGTGTTAAGCATAGTTATCCAAAACTATTAAAGGCAGGTATTAAACCTTTCGCTTGTATTATCTTAGACCCTCGCCCTATTACAGGTACTAGTACTCATGGTGTAGTACGAAAAGATTTATTTAAAAAGGTAGACAATGAAACACTATTCTTAGTTGCTTCTATGACTGACCCATCTGTTACCAAATACTTACTTGAGAAAGGTGTTAACATAAAAGGATGGCAAGCCTATTCAGATGCTATTCGTGATATGAATGTAAAGGATAAGATTGTAGTAGATAAGTCTACAGGTATTAGTGAAGGTTCTACCCTTATTACTGGTGGTACTTGTGCAGCAATGCGTACAATTTCTATTGCTCATACGTTAGGATTTAGAAACTTTGAACTGTTTGGATTTGATTGTTCGGTTGATAATTTAACAGAAGAAATGAAAAAAGAAGTTACAGACACAGAAAATAATAAACCTAAATATATGCAGGTAGAAACTAATGGTTCTAAATTTTGGACTACAGGTGAACTACTTGCTATGGCACAAGACTGTGAAAAGTTATTTGATAATACTAATATGGATATGGGTATTACATTCCATGGTGAAAATACACTCTGCTCTGAGGTATGGAAACAGTCAAAGCGTGGTAAAGAAAAATACTATTCAGAGTTATTAGATGCTGCAGCTTAAAGAAAAGCAAGAAAAATTTTGCCAAGCTTATATCCTGCATCGCAATGCTACAAGAGCAGCTATTGCGGCCGGGTATAGTGAGGCATCTGCACATAATCAGGGGTATAGACTTCTTCAAGATGACAAGATACAAGAACGAATTGAAGAACTAACCAATGAAATTAGTACAGATGTAGATGTTATTTCTGAAATTGAAAAGCAGTATGAGCAAGCAAGGAATGCTGGTCATGGGGCAGTAGCCCTGAAAGCCCTAGAGTTATTGTCTCGTGTTCGTGGTAATAATACAGAAGACAATGATGCCACACCTGAATCTCTTGAGGCAGAGATTATAGGAACTATGCAGATACTAGGTTTTGAAAAGGTGTTCCAGCTTCTTGCCGAAGCGTTTCCTGAACAGTTTGAAGATGAAGAAGAAAGTGAAGATGAGACTTTACTTCTTACTGAAGAACTTACTAGCACTACGGACACCGAAGCTGGCAGCGACAATGACACCTAGTGTGTACTGATACCAATCAGGCATAGTAGACAGTGCAGCAAACCCATCATCAACTATTTGTCTACCCCACTCACCACAAAACGAAAGCACAAGCGGCACTGAAAAAATAATAGTAAGCCACTCGTCTTTCCAACTTGACGCAGAAGCATCAGCCATCTTTAAGTCCCAGTCTATTTCACCTGTGGCCTTCTTCTGCATGACAATAGCTTCAGCTTTGGCTTGGGCTACCTTTGCATCTGTCTTTGCCTTTGATGTTTCTACTGAACCTTTTAGCCAAGTACCTGCTAATTCGGCAATGGGTCCTATCAGAAGGTTTAACATAAGCCTCTCCTGTTACGTTTAATATTTGTGCAAACATTATGTTGTAGGTATTTCATTCTTAATTAATAAGCCCTGCCATGATGCAGATATAGGATTGTTAGAACTTCCTTCACTAATACCACGAGCCTCAATATCAGTTTTTTCTGGAATAGCTAAAGGATAATTAAACTTATCAATAAAGGTATTAGACTGTAATACAATTCTAATTTGTTCACGAAATACATTTGTTCCAAAGTCACGTAATACAAACCTAATCTGACAGTATGAGTTTGCCAGTGAAATAGCCGTAGTAAAGTTAATATCATCTAAGTAAAGAGTATATCCTGCAGGTACTGTATATACAGCCATCTCTGTTTGTCCTGCTCCCAAAAGAATAGAAGCATAGACAGTACCAGTAGGCACACCTGCAGTTGCTCCTGTGTTGGCAAGATAAATAGTTCCCGCTGCTGCCCCACCTGAACCAGCAAGAGTAATATACATACGGTACACACGAATCCAAGATGTCTGTGTAATCTTTTGTGTCTGTCCTGTAAGAGTAATGTCTTCTTCTACTTCATTATAGTCAGCATCAAGACCAATAATCTTTACAGAGTTAGCACCTGTTCCACCATTTGTATCATCACCACTGCTAGAACTTACATATAACTGAGCCGCAGTAGTAGGGTAGGAATAGATACCACCTTGTGACCAAATAGTTTCTTCTGTTCCGTTTACATCAGGATTGTACCCAAACTTATATATTGATTTGTGGAAAGCTATCTGTTCCCTAGAAACCTGCAGTTCCCAAGGCTCATGCTTACCAGTGCGTGTCATTGAACTAGGCGTACCCATTTAACCACTCCCATTCTTCCTCATTATAAGGCAACATTAAAACTCTCCACTCGCCATAGCGTCTGACAAAATTTTGGCTCTGCGTCCTACCTGCCTAGCCCATCTTGAATCTAACATTTCTCTTGATGCGGCTTCCCACTTTTCTTCATGTATAGCATTCCACATTTTTACAAACTTACACAGTCTAGGTACACCCATATTAAATGCCATATCCATTAACACTAATTGTCTAACACTGTCTAAATTT